GCGTAGTAGCACAAAAATTGGCTGACGCGTCAGTAGTCACTGTTAAAGCGGCTAAAATGGGTAAAGTGCCAGGACTTGATGAAGCTAAAAATACATTTGCTAGCGATACTCAAATGAAACAATTGTTTGAAAACTGGCGCGCCCACGAAAACTCGTAAAAGGAAAATATGAAATTATTAATACCTCTTTTAATATGTATGTTGGCTTTTCCAACAGTTTTATTGGCGGATATTCCAGAGCTTCCTCCACGTCCCAGAATAATGGGAATAGAAAAAGGCCAAGCTGCTCCCTATGCTGGCGTATTATTAAATTCTATAGCAGCTGCTAAAATCTTTGCAGAGGGTAATTTTTCTCAAACTGAATGTGACTTACGAGTTAAATATGAAGTAGACAAAGAATCAGCAAGACTTAACATGTTGCTGGAAACTACAAGAGTTTCTATGGAAGCAATGGACAAAAGATATTCTTCGTTAATGGAAATCAAAGATAAAGAAATCGAACGTTTAAGTGAAATATCTTCAAACACTAATGATTGGAGCGCCCTTTGGTATGCTGGTGGTGTCTTAACCGGCATTGGCTTGACTATCGCTATTGTTTATGCTGTTGAAGCAGGGAAATAAATAATGTCTAAAAGAGGAACAATAGGTGATTTTAGTAGAAGTAGGTTACGAAAAGTAATCTGTGATACAATCCCTTTGTGCCCCGACGCTGGTGGAAGCCTTACCGTTGAAGAAGTCGACGGAACCCCGACCGTTAGCGATGTAACAACAATTAAAGTTAGCGATGGTACTTTAACTGATGATGGTTCCGGTACTGTAACTATTACGACCGGCGGAAGCCTTACCGTTGAAGAAGTCGACGGAACCCCGACCGTTAGCGATGTAACAACAATTAAAGTTAGCGATGGTACTTTAACTGATGATGGTTCCGGTACTGTAACTATTACGACCGCCGGCACCGGCGCACCCGATGACGCTCAATATGTTGTATTGGACTACGATGGCGATTTAAGCAATGAAAGAAAATTAACAGGAGGTACCGGCATTACTCTTGTTGACGCCGGCGCGGGCAGTACAGTTACAATTAACAATGATTATGACGACACACCTTCTGACGCTAAATATGTTGTATTAGAAGACCATACTGGTTTAAGTCAAGATAGAGTATTAACAGGAGGTACTGGTATTACTCTTGTTGATGCCGGCGCGAACGATGCAATCACAATTAACAATGATTATGACGACACACCTTCTGACGCTAAATATGTTGTATTAGAAGACGATTCTGCCTTAACCCAAAATAGAGTATTAACAGGAGGTACTGGTATTACCATTAATGATGCCGGTGCCGGTGAGGCAATCACAATTAATGCTGATAATAATGGCGATGTAACTGGACCAGCCTCAAATACCCTTAATGCTATTGTAAAATTTAGCGGCACCACTGGTAAAATCGTTCAAAATTCTGGTTGTACTATTGATGGCAGCAATAACATGACCGTTGGTGGTAATTTAAAAGTTAGTGGAAATGAAATTCAAGCTTCTGATGGTGGTTCTACAATTACAATGGACACTGATGATAACGTAACAATCGCTGGTGATTTAAATGTCCATGGAAACGATATAGTTATTAAATTTGACGATAGCAATTATGTTACTTTGTCGATTGATTCTGTCGGAACTCTTACAATTATTCCAACCGGACTTGGCGCGGATGGCCAAGGGGCTAGACTTATAATTGATGGTACCGTGACTGACGGCGAGGGTAACGAGTTCGAACCCCTGAACAGCACCAGCGGTCTGATCGCCGGCCCATCGCTTAACCCGCAATGATCGAGCGGACGTCACCAGGGGCGTAAAACTAACCGGCCGGCCAAGTGCAGGTCAAACGAGAAAATTAATATGGCAGGAGTATTTTCAAAACAATTTTTTAGCAGCTCGGCAAATGGAATATATTACGGATTACCTATATCTATAACAGGAAGCGGCACTTTTCCAAGCGCGCCGAACTTCGGAACTCAAATTCATACGATAGCTTCAGGTTCAACAGAAATAGATGAAGTGTGGCTATATGCAACTAATGTTGCAACCACCCCCAGAGGTTTAGCAGTACAGTTTGGCTATACAGGAAGCACCTATGAAATTATTCAAACTATTCCATCCAGAAGTGGGCTAACATTAATTATACCGGGACTATCTGTTGGTAAAACTGGAAGCGCATCGGACGAAAGAACTATAGCAGCGTATGTTAATGGGACTAGCTATACTGGAGATGTTACTGTAACTGGTTTTATTAACCGTATAAGCGGGAGTACGTAGTGGCTGCTGGCGGGAGAAGATTAAATCCAGATTCGCAAGTTTACCAATTTGGTCCAAGTAGTCCAAAAGAATGGGAAACGTTCACTTCTGCCTCCATCTCGCAGCTCCGCGGCTGGCTTGATTTCAGCGATCCAGATTATGTTACTACTAAAACAGTTACTCCCGGTAACCCTTTAGCATATTATAATATGGAAGAAGGAGGCGTCGGAAGTACTTTAACTGATAGATCTCAGGCCGGCAACAATTTAGATGGCGTTATAAGCAACGGAACGTGGAATAATACCTATAAAAAATCAGGAACTTATTCATTAGAGTTTAATGGAACAAGCACTTCTGTTGAAATAGATGAGCTTTGTGATGATATGGCTAGTAGCGATTGGTCAACTTTTATGTGGGTAAGAACATCGGGTACCGGTGAAACGGCTTTTAAAATAATTTTTGCTATTAATGATTCTAGTGGAGGCAATCGTCTTCTTTTTTCTATGAAAGATGGCAAAGTTAAACCATATGATACAGATTATCGGGGTTATGTGTGGAATCAGTCTATTAATGATGGAGAATGGCATCATGTTGGAATGGTATATCAGAAGGGACACGGATATGGTGATATATATAAAGTTTATGTTGATGGGGTGATGGATTCCACTTATCAAGCTGGAGCTGTACTTGTAGTGGCTAGTGATACATTTACTCTTGGCGCCGAATATGATGGTGGGACTTTGAGTGATTTTTGGGATGGGTACATGGATGATGTTGTTGTGTTTGATTCGGCAATTACCGCCCAACAAGTAAAAGAATTATATAATTTCGGAGGTACTCCACCTGATTTAACATCAGAAACTATTACTCCTGATGAGGTTGTTTATCAAGTTACATGCAAAATAACCGGTCGTAAATGGGGCCCTTTGTCGCGTGCGCCGCGGACGAATGCTTCATTATGTCCTTCTTGGCAACTAATAAATGGGAGAAAAGCCGCTAAGTTTATGAGAACAGCATACTTAACAGGAACTATGAATGACGGCGGTGGCGCCGACCCGTCGTGGGGTCAACCTAATACCTTTGTAATGGCAATGGAATTCGCCAACACAGGTTCCACTTATCAACAAGAATATACTGTGGTAATGGACGGGGATGATCCAACTTACAGGGAGACTTTGTGGATAATCGAGGATACTTTAAGTGGCGCCGGCGGCGGCCCGGGGGGCACAATTTTACAACCGTATGCTGGTGGATGGTTAACGGGGCCTTATCTCCGCGGACAATACGGCGGAGGAGATAAATTTGTTACTGGCTCTTTAGATGTTATGACAGTTCTCTTTGATGCATATGCTTCGTCTTTGGGAAGTTATATTACCGGAAGCACCAACTCGCGAGCGGATAATAACTCTGCAGGCCCTTCTGGGCTGCAAGGTTTATATATAGCTGTACACAAAGACAATCCACATACTACTTATGGCGCCCAACGTCTTTCGGGAAACATAGGAGAGATACTAATTTTTAATAAAAAATTAGGACAAGATGAGTATTTATTAGCTACAAGTTATCTAGCTGACAAGTGGAAGATATTTAAAAATAATAATATTGCTGCTTCAGGCTCAAGCAGTGGTCTCCCTGCCCCTGGCCCCGCGACTACATTTGATATTTTGTCATGAAGAAACAAAAAGATTTTAACACAATAGCAAAAATAGAAAAAGCAATTGCTAAAAAGTTTGGACAGAAAACAATTATTAATCCTAAATCCAGCTGGGATGATGAAAAAGAAAAAGAATATCTTCAGCAGTTAAAAGAGTTTTATTCCAAACAACGCAAAAAAGCCGACAATGGTGAGAAAATAGAAGAAGAAGGGTTTTTATTATCTAAAAATCTAATTAGTAAAGAAAGCAAAAGAGTGTGTCCTGTGTGCGACCAATATTCTTTTGACTTGAAAGATGATCTTTATATGAACAAATTTGAATGTTGCCGAAAATGTTATATTCAATGGGTTGAATATAGAGAAGAAAGATGGGCTACTGGATGGAGACCAAACAAGGAGCAAACTTAAAATGGCTACAGTGTATGATATAGTAAAAGGAATTAATCAGGCAGCTGCTAATGCTTATGATGGTTCCCATGATAAGAGATTTGTTGAGAAAGATGGGGAAATGGTCGTTGGTCTTAAAAGAGAGCAAGGGTGCCCAATTAATGATTCAAGAGTAATAGACGGATTTAACGTTCGTATGAGTGGTCCAAGATTGATTGTTTCTTATCAATCTGAAATGCCTATGTCTGCCTTTCACAACACCAAGCTCGATCAGGAACTAGAACAAACTTTTGCGGATATTACAAAGTTTTTGAAGAAAGAATACAAGAAAGTTACAGGCGAGACTCTTTCATTAAAAGCAGATGGTGACGTTGATTTTATACTTCAAAATATGTCTAAAATTAGAACTTGGGTTCAAGCTACTAAAAACTATACAGTGGGAAACATGAAAGATGTAATTGCCGTTGGAGAGCCTTCGGAGGATCGCCTAGAAAAAGATTTTCGAAAGTTTCTTGAGCTAAGTACAGACAAAAAGCCTAAGAACGTAACTAGAAAAAATGATTAATGGCTTACAAACTCACAAAAGAGAAGATAGTCAAAGAAATAATAAAGTCGGGCAAGAACCCGGTTTATTTTATAAACACTTACGCTAAAATTCCCCACCCCGGTAAAGGACTAATCCCATTTAAAACTTATGATTTTCAAGGCGACTTAGTAGATAGTTTAGCTTTGCATCGTTTTATTGTTGTTTTAAAGGCGCGACAGCTAGGAATTTCAACGATTACAGCAGCTTATATTGCATGGCTTGTTCTTTTTCATAGAGACAAGAACGTTCTCATCGTGGCCACTAAACTTTCAACGGCCGCAAACTTAGTAAGAAAAGTAAAGATTATTATTAAGAATCTTCCTGAATGGATACGTATATCTAATTTTGAGGTAGATAATAAAAACAGTATTGAATTAAACAATGGAAGCCAAGTTAAAGCATCTTCAACTTCTGGTGATGCTGGTCGTTCGGAAGCCTTGTCACTTCTTGTTATTGACGAGGCGGCGCATATTGAAGGTCTAGATGAGTTGTGGACCGGTCTTTATCCTACAATTTCAACAGGTGGCCGCTGCATTGCTATTTCTACACCAAACGGCGTTGGCGATTGGTTTCATGAAACATATGTAGGTGCAGAGAGTGGAGAAAATGAATTTTTTCCCGTAAGTCTTACTTGGGATAAACACCCAGAAAGAGACCAAAAATGGTTTGAGGTTGAAACTAGAAATATGAGCAAGCGTCAAATTGCTCAAGAGTACGAATGCAATTTCAACACTTCAGGTGATACTGTTATCCATCCTGATGATATTATGCGTATTAAAAGCACGATCAAAGAACCAACATATCGCGTTGGATTTGATCGTAACACTTGGATCTGGGAGGAGCCTAAAAATGAAAATAAGTATTTATTGGTTGCAGATGTCGCCCGAGGTGACGGCGCTGATTCTAGCACATTTCATGTGTTTAAATTAGAAACCATGGAAATAATTTGCGAGTATAAGGGAAAAGCCACTCCAGATGTTTTTTCTGAAATAATCAATACAACTGGGTTACAATATAATACTGCTATGGTTGTTATTGAAAATAATTCGGTCGGTTATCATGTTTTAGAAAAACTAAAAGAACGAGGATATAGTAATGTTTATCATTCTAAAAAAGGTTCGCATAAATATGTTGAACAATATGCAGCTGAAGGAAACTCTTCTGTTGTCCCCGGTTTTACTACTTCGCAGAAAACGCGTCCTTTGATCATTGCCAAGTTTGAAGAATTTATAAGAAACAAAGTTCTTACTATTTATTCTAAACGATTGGCCAACGAATTAGATACTTTTATTTGGAAGAGTGGAAGACCCGAAGCACAACGAGGCTATAATGATGATTTGGTCATGGCTGCTTCTATTGGTTGTTGGGTGAGAGATACAGCAATTATTGAGAATAAAAGGGATATTGAGTATAAAAAAGCTTTTTTAAATGCTATGATAACCACTAAAACAACTTTAGACACAAGAGCGCCAGGACAAGCGAAAGTAAACATGAGTGATAGAATGTTTGATGAACATGAAAAAATGAAAGAATTTGCTTGGATTCTTAAGGGATAACAAATGGCTGATAATAATACTAAAAACCCCGAGTCACCACTCTTTAAAAGATTAACGCGCCTGTTTTCAGGGCCAATAATTAACTATAGATCACAAAACACACGACAACTTCGTAGACGAAGATTAGACAAATATGCGAGAACTTTTAAAGATGTCGCCGGTCAAACGTTTGAACGAGCAGGCTATAATCCATTAGACAACTTTAGTACGTATAATATGGATACGCAAAGTCGACTCACGCGTTATTCAGATTTTGAACAAATGGAATATACTCCGGAATTAGCCTCGGCTTTAGATATTTATGCTGACGAAATGACCACTTTTAATGTATATAATAGAATGTTGCGCATTCAATGCCCAGATGAAGAAATTAAACAAATCTTAGAAACTCTTTATTATCAAGTACTTAATCTCGAATTTAATCTTTTTGGGTGGTCTCGCACAATGTGTAAGTATGGCGATTTTTATCTTTATTTGGATATTGATGCCGAAATGGGTATTAAAAACGCTATTGGTCTTCCTTCCCGAGATATAGAAAGAATAGAAGGTCAAGACAAAAACAATCCAAATTACATCCAATATCAATGGAACAGCGCTGGAGTCACTTTTGAAAATTGGCAAGTTGGCCATTTTAGAATTCTTGGAAATGATAAATTTGCTCCCTATGGAACATCTGTGTTAGACTCTTCCAGAAGAATTTGGCGACAGTTAACACTATTAGAAGATGCGATGATGGCTTATCGTATTGTTCGATCACCGGAAAGAAGAGTTTTTTATGTTGATGTTGGTAATATTCCGGCTCAGGATGTAGAACAGTTTATGCAGCGTTTTATCACATCGATGAAACGCAATCAAGTCGTAGATCCTACTAGTGGTAAAGTAGATTTACGTTATAACCCGCTTTCAGTGGAAGAGGATTATTTTATTCCAACTCGTGGAGATTCTAAAACAACAATAGAGAGCCTTCCCGGCGGAACATTTACTGGTGATATTGATGACGTAAAATACTTACGTGATAAAATGTTTGCTGCGATTAAAATTCCACAAACTTATTTAATTCAGGGTGAAGGCGACGAAGATAAAGGCGCCTTAGCACAAAAAGATATTCGTTTTGCCAGGACCGTTCAAAGACTACAGCGCTCAGTTGTAACCGAATTAGAAAAGATTGGTATTATTCATCTTTATACATTAGGATTTAGAGGTGATGATCTTATTAGTTTTAATTTAAGATTAAACAACCCCTCCAAAATTTCAGAACTTCAAGAATTGGAAACCTGGGATAAAAAATTTAGTGTTGCCGGCAACGCCACAGAAGGTTACTTCTCTAAACGTTGGATTGCTCATCACATGTTTGATATTTCTGATGAAGAATTCTTGCGTAATCAGCGCGAATTGTTCTATGATAGAAAGATTGCTACTCAACTCGATCAAGTCGCTGAAGAAGAAGCAGCTGCCGGCGCCGCAGGCGGCGGTATGGGCGGTGAAGAACTTGGTGGTGAAATGGGAGGTGATCTGGGCGGTGAAGAACTTGGTGGTGAAATGGGCGGTGAAGAGTTTGGTGGAGAGGAGCTTGGCGGCGAAGAAGCAGGAGGCGGCGAAGAAGATATTTAT